GTGTCGGGCCACGCGTGACGTAGGGGGGGGTCTAGGAGACTCCTTAGAGGGGGTATATGGGCCGTTTTCATCGCTTGGGCGTGGCAGGGGGCAGGGGGCTAGGCGCCTTATTCTTGCCGCGTCTGGCATTCACGTGAGGAAACAGACCGCACGCGTCTGAGTTTACCGTGCGTTGGATTTCCTTCGCCCTGGCACGCATCCAGAAGTGGGAGCGGCCATACATCTTGCCGATCAGGCGAGAGGACAGACAACCGGGCAGACTGAGCGCCCAGCGGATGAGCTCGACGTGACGACGGAAGGCGAAGTTGTCCGTGCAGGCCAGCGCATCCATGAAGCCCTTGAGCATCACGCCCACATGATCGCGGGAGATGAACGCATCGACCTCTTCGCGTCTGCCGATGTCAGTCGGGTTGAACGCCCAGTCAGGATGATTGGCGTCGATGTTGAAGACGTGCCGAGGTTGCGCCATCTCAGCGTAAGGCAGCACGCCGTTCTCTCGCATCTTCTCCTGGACCTTCTTCGGCTGCGCAAAGAACCAAGCGTCAAACGACTTGGCCTCCTTAGCCGGAGCCGTCAGGTCGTTGAGCCTAGCGCGTGTCACGCTGGCAATGTGAGCAAGGATATTGCCTAGGTGAATAAGCAAATCACATAAGCCTGCATGTGTTGTTCCAAAGCCCTGTCTTTGCATCGAGTCGTAAGTATCCTTTGCGGACAAAGGTGCGGAACAGGTTGGCCTCATCCTTGGCCCGCAGCTTAGGACGTGAGCCAGGGCTTACCATCCGGGCGTTCTGCATGATCTGGTCATAGCCTCGGCAAAAGACGTCGAGCCATCGTACCTTGGTCAGGCTCTCGGGCTGACGCTGAAGGAAGCGATGCACGGCTTGCTCAAGGATGGCCTGATGTTCGGCTATGGTTCTCCGGCCTGACGCGGATCGGGCGAGCATGATGGGCTTGGTCTCGGGATTGTCCCATTGTGCCTGGTAAGCCTTGAGGACGTTGACGCGCTTGGCCCGGGCAATCTTCTGCCGGACGCGGTCAGCCTCCTCTTGGGCAGGGGTGCGTTTCTTGCGGTAGTAGGCCATGGTCGTCAGATGCCTTTTGTATCTCGAGGGGAGGGGGGTAGGCCGCCGTCAAGGCGAGCCGTATCCCTTCCTCCCTCTCTACTTGCATGTCCCTGTAGCATACAGGGACTGCAGTAGAGACATAGATTTGTCATCGGTTTTGTCATCGGTTTTGTATAAGAGATTTAGCATTGGCCTTGCGGCCTATTTAAGGCTGGTTGGGTGGGTTGAGGCGGGGGTGGTAGCCATCACCCCTCCAAAGGGGCATGGCGGGCCATCCAAGGGGGTCTAATAGCCCTCTCCGTCCGTGGGCATGGGAGGCCCAGACCTGACCCAGCGGATTTCACCGCGCTTAGGGGAGTGGCGAATGTAAATCTCGCCGACGGGGGAAGGGCTGATGCCGTCGGTCATACCGGCACGGCTACGGCGCTTGGTCAGACCTAGGCGGTAGATCGGCTCGTCCCCTGGGCAACGTTGGAGGCAGGCTATTTCGCGGGCCCAGTTAGTGACCTCTGAGCTCCCAAACAGTTGGTATGCGAGGTCGGCCATGGTCTGGCCCTCCTTGTCCTTGGATGACTTCGGCTTCCCGGTGTGGTGCATGAAGACGATGATGACGCCCGTCTCGTTAAGGATAGGCTGGATGATGTGGCGCAGGAACTTGGCGGCCTCAGCGGTCTCGGAGATGTCGGCGCCGACAAAAGCCATGAGGGGGTCGACGAAGCAGATCGTGGCCTGATGCTGGATGACTAGCTTGCGCAGCACGTCTCCGAACTCCTTGCCCGTGGCGACGCTCTCGCGGTAGATGAACATGCGGTCCTTTAGTTCAGCCCTTTGGTCTTCGTCCAAGTACAGTCCGTTAATCTGGTCCTGCATAGACTCGGCCACGTCGCCGGCATCGTTCTCGGCTTGGATCACGAGCGTGCGCATCTTCATGCCATCGTTAGTCTTGATGCCGAAGAAGTCCTGACCGAGCGTCCAGTTGATGGCGGCCTGCATCATCAGGGCCGACTTGCCGGTGCCAGCCTGTCCGGCCATGACCAGGGAGCCGCCACGGCATAGCCAGCGATTGCCTAGCACGTTGGTCGGGTCGGCTTGGCGGTCGAACTTCATCAGCTCATCGATGGGCATGCGCTGCGCACCTTGGCGGACGCTCAGGCTCTTGCGCTTATCGGCTAGGCGGGCATAATGCTCGAGCAGAAGGTCGGGGTCGGTGGCCTTTAAGGAGATCAGGGAAGCCTCGCGCATGAAGGCCGCGTCGGCGATCATGTCAACGTGCTCCTGGCGTAGTTCTCTGAAACCAGCGTATCCGGTTAAGTCAGAGATAAAAGAATGCTCTACAATCGAGCCGTTTGAGTGAAGGTATGTAGATACCGTGGTCTCGTCGACAGTCTTGCCGTCTGCCTGCAGATAAAGAATGGCCGCGGCTACGTCGTGATGCTTAGGCTCGAAAAAATCGGACGGCTTAAGGTTAATTGGGAACGCCAAGTTATCACGGATGATAGCACCGAGGAGGTGGCGTTCCGCCGGAATATTGTTCGGAGGAGTCATGGAAGAGAGGGTTGGGGTTTGTGGGCGTGGGTGCCCGTGGTCAAGATGCTTTGCGTAGGACCCGGTCGAGGTCGGACTTGCGGTAGTAGGGGACGCTCCGCGGGTTGCGGAGGATGCGGACAGGTAGGGCCATGCCGTCGATGCGGTATTGCACGCCGCGGACGGTGCGCCGGTGCTTGTGGGCATACTCGGAGAGGGTGACCCATCCCTTGGGGGCCTTGAACTTCTCGAGGGCTTCAGCTGCGGCCTTGGCGGCGGCCCAAGTCTTGAACCTGGGCGACAGGCGATAGATGAAGCGGCCTCGGCGGATGGTCTTCTGCTCAGCGAAGCCTGCCTTGACGATTCGGGCGAGAGGCAGAGAGACACCGGCCCGGGTCGTATAGCCTAGGAGGCGGACGACCTCCGTGGTCTTGTGCCAGCCTTCGGGAGTGTCGTCGGCGTTAATCGCGGCGACGAGGGCGTGGGCATCGAAGCGCTTCATCGGGCCTTCGGGGTGAAGACCTTGAGGTCAGTCGTCCAGACCCAGCGGGAGCCGACGCGGTGGACGAGCCAGACCTTCCAGTCCTTGCCGTCGACCCAGCCGGCGGCGAAGCCTGAGCCCCATCGTGAGGTCGCGAGGCGGTGTGAAGCGTAGGCCATGGCGTCTTTCTGGCAGAGACAGCCAGCGGAGAAAGCGGCGCCGCCTTCGGCCTTAGTCAAGTTGACCTGGGCGAGCGTGTGGGTGTGGCCGTGGATCAGAGCGCCTCCGCGGTCGGCGTAGTGCTTGCCCTGCTCGGCGGTGGCGTTCAGGCCGTGGGCGTAGCCATGGATGAAGGCGACCTGACCTAGCCGGTAGACGCCCTTCTCGGCATGGTAAGGCAGGATGGTCTTGGCTCCGCAGCTCTTCGCGGCGGTCTTGATGCGGGCCTCGAGGTCGGCGCAGTAGTCACGCACCAGGGCGGAGCCGGAGGTATGCTGGAGGGCTTGGGCCCGGTGCTCGTGGTTGCCCATCAGGTAGACGGTAGGCTTCGTGCGTTCGAGGAAGTCTTCACCGGCCTCGATGTCGGAGATGAGGGATTCGGCGCCTTCGGCATCCTGTCCAGCCCCACGGCGCAGGGATCGGAAGTCAAAGCAGTCGCCGAGGTGGACGCGCACGGTCGGCTTGTAGTCCTTGATGAACTCGACGAGGGCCTCGACGGCGTTCTCGTCGGCCATGTCGCCGTGGTTATCACCGAAGGCGACGAAGCGGGTAGGGGTGCTCATCATCGGACGTTGATGTAAGGGATGGGCTTGCCGGCATCGAAGGCCGCGAGCATCTCGTCGCGGCGCTTGCGGGCGGTCTCGAGGTCGCTGGCGATGTTCTCGACGATGTCCTTGCCGCGTCGACGGAGGCGGAACCAATAGCAGTCGCCGAGTTTCTGGAGGTGATGGTTAGGGTTCTCGGCCTTGATGTAGGCGGGCTTGTCGTTACGCCCGGTGCGGGTATACTTCGGACAGGCCAGCAGGAAGGCCACGCGGTCGGGGGACAGGCCGACCTTGTTCGCCCAGCGCAGCGTGTCGGTGTTCAGAGTTTCCATGAGCGGGCGAGGTTGCGGCCTTCGGTCATGATCGCGTTACGCGAGGACGGCCTGAAGATGTACTCCTGGTCGAACAGGTGGGAGGCGCGTATCTCGGCGATGCTGTCCAGCTCTTCGTCGTTGGCCGGTCCGACCCCAGCGGTGGCGACGTAGATGGTGCGGACCTTCCAGCCCTTCTCCCAGAGGATGTCCTGGCAGACGCGCAGCTCGTTGACGTAGCGCCAGTCGGAGCAGACGACCGTCTCGGGGGAGGGTTGGTCGTGGTGCTTCATGACCGGGCACCAGTTGGCGAAGTGGCGGGCGAAGACGTCCCGATCCATGCGCCGGGCGAACTTGCCCGCGTGGACGAGGAAGTCGCGGTTATCCACCTTGAAGTCCTCCTTGAAGAAGTCCCCATCAAGGCCGAGGTAATCCATGTAGTGGTTCGCGGCCTCCTTGAGCGCGTCGGCGAAGTTGATGTGCTCGGCGGGCCGCTGGGACCACTCGAGGATGCCGGAGGCGAGCGTGTCCTTGCCCGCCCTGGCATAGCCTGCGATCAGGACGAGCGTCGGGGCGGCCATGGGCGTGGGTGCTTCGGTCACGGGATTAGAAGGGGACGCCTTCGGGGGGCAGCGGCTCTTCGGGAGCGGTCGGCTTCTGGGAGCCGCGCGGGTAGGTCATCTTGTACTTGTACTGAGGCTTACCCTGCCACTCGCCGTTGGCCTCGACCTCCACGCCGACGAGGATGGTCTGGCCGCAGGCGGGGGCGATGTACTCCAGGAACTCGGCGGGGGTCGCGTCCAGCCTGATCTCGTTCGTGTACTTGCCGGAGAACTTGCCGACAAGCATGGCGAGGGCTTTGCCGTACTTGGACGAGAATGACTTGGTCAGGCAGAAGCCCTTGTCATCGACGAAGAAGAGGCGGCAGGAGGACGTGCCGTCTTCCCAGACCTTGACCTTGTCGGTGCCCTTGGGGCGGATGAGCTTGAGGCGGTAGGTGCCGTTCGTGCTGATGGACGTGAGCGGGGGGCGGTCGTTGTTATCGGTGGTCATGGTATTATTTGGAGACGATGTAAGCAAGGATCAGAGCGCAGCCGGTGAGGAACCAGAAGAACAGGGATGCCGCAAAGGTTTTCGTCAGGTCGTCTTTCTTGTGTTCTGGCATTTCGTCAAAGCCCTCCTTCTTGGGATTGCTGTGGAAAGCCCAGAACAGGCGACCAGCGATGACTGCGAAAATGCAGGCCGTGAATAGGAAGAACCCGGTGAGGATGTTCTGAATCATATTAGGCGAAGTTGATGTTCGTCGCGGCGGTCGGCTTGGCGGCGATGTCGATGGTGGTGATCTCGGTCTGGTAGCCGGGCCAGTTGCCCGAGGCGGTGCATTCCTTATACAGGGTCAGCGCGCGCTCGAAGTCGAAGGCGGCCCCGGTCATCAGTTCCGGCCCCAGCTCATAGACCGCGTGGGCGTAGGGCGGCTCCTTCTCGACGGCGATGAAGCGGAAGCCAAGCACGCGGCACTTGTAGGCGGACTCGACGGCGTGCCGGTAGAAGTAAGCCTGGAGGGCATACTTGTATTTACGGACGGACTGAAGGAAGCCGTGCGGGCTGGCATCCTCGCAAGTCTTCAGATCGTAGATGTAGCCGTCGTCGGAGATGCCGTCGATGGCGCACTTAACCAGGGTATCGCCGAGGAAGGCGGTGAACATCACCTCGGTCTTCGTCAGGACGATGCCATTGTTCTTCATGCAAGCCGCGGCGGAGTTGGCCACGGCGTCGACGAGGGCGCCCTCTTCGGCGGTCAGGATGGCCTTGCCTTCGTTGGCGGTGACGAACTCGGCCCACTCGGCCTTGCCTTCCTTCGTGCGCTTGTCCACGTCCGGGGCGATGGCGTGCGTGGCGTTGTAGGCGTCCAGCCCTTCGAGGGCGAGCTTGTGGACGGCGGTGCCTACGCGGAGGGCCTTGGAGTCTTCGCGGGTGCGGGCAAGGTAAGCCTGGTAGTGGGCGGGGGACTTAAGCAGTTCCTTCGCGCCGGATTGGTTGAGCGCTTGGATGCCGTCATAGATGACGCGTTCGGTGATGAGGTCGGGCATGGGTGTGTTATTGGGTGTTGGTGGGAAAGGTCAGAGCAGGGCCATGATGGCGTCGGCCTGATCGGGTCGACGGCGCTGGATGGCGGTCACGCACATGGTCGAGCCCACGGCGAAGCGGGAGCAGGCGACCGGGCGGTTGGCGTAGGTCTTGCATTTGCCGGAGCCGGACAGGTGCGGGCACCGGGAAGGCAGTTCGGCGAAGGTGCGTCCGACGATCATGAAGACCTCGCCGCGGGCGGCGTAGAACTCGGTCGTTGTCGGGGACGCGTCGATGGGCAGGAGGATGCTTTCACAGCACGCTCCCTTGCAGAGTTCACAGGCTGTCATCTTCGGGGCTGGCTTCTTCGACGCTGGCGGAGATGCGGCGCACGTCTTCAAGGGCGGACTCGGCGGCGTTCTCCATGGCCTCGAGCGTATTCCGCAGGACGCGCAGCTGGACGACGAGGACGTGGACGCGGTCATGGAGCGGCTTGACCTGGGCGGCTTCGTCAGCGGTGTCGATGTGATCGGTGAAGACCTGAAGCTCGGTGATGGCCGAGCGGTTGAGGTCGGAGAGCGTGATGATGTCGGCGTCGTGCTGTTCATAACGTCCGGCGATGTGCTGGACGGTGGCGAGCGAGCCCGTGATGTTCTCGACGAGGCGCTTGATGTTTTCGCGGTTGGTCATGAGCGAGTCGGCGTGAAGGTAAGTTCCTTTATCTCGCCGTTAGGGGCAAGCGTAAAGAAGCGGACGTTGGAGCGGGACAGGGACGGGTAGGTCTTGCGCTTCCACGCGTTGAGGTCGGTCAGGAAGTCGGCGTGCTTGCGGGCCGTGAACTCGACGTAAGGGAAGCCGTCCAGGAAGAGCAGCAGGGCGTACTGCTTCGGGACGGTGGCCGCGATCCGTTCGATGCCCTTGGGGACTTCGGCCATCACAGTTGCCCGGTCTTGGCGCGGTTCCACTTGGCGATGGTGGCGATGCAGCAGGCCTTCGAGATGGCGTCGAACTGGCAGAGCTCAGACTGCATGATGTCGTCGAGGACGCGGGCGAGTTCGTTGCCAGCGTAGCGCATCTCGGAGATGGTCTTGGCCTGAGCCTCGGCGCGGGCTTCGGCAGCCGACGCGAGGTTCTGGTTGTGGAGGTGACGCATGGCGGCGTTCACCGGGTCGAAGGGGTCGAAGTCAGGCTTGC